AAAGAATACTAAGTGTCTATCAGGAGTTGACACTAACACATGACGTGATGCTGTCGGTGCGTTTGCTAAAACAGTTGCTCTATTTGATGTTGCACCAGGAGCTGAAGCGTCCCATTCAAAACATTTACCATTATAAATAAGTGCAATTAATTTTGTACCAAAATTATCAAGTACCCATAAACCAGGATCAATTGTAAAGTCAGAAGAAGCTGGATCACCCCAACCAGAAAAACTAGAAATATTTGTAACTGTAACACCACCACTGTGTGCAGCTTTAGACGTTCCATTAACTTCTCTTGCTCCTCCACTTAATGTATTGGTTGTAGTATTATTATTTGTAAAACTTATGTCCTCGGTCCCTATTCTAATTTCTCCTGATGAAGGAAAAGCTGCTGAGTTTGTTAAAGGAATATCAGTCACAGTATCATTAATAGTAGATGCCAAAGTTGTAGTTGCAGGACCAATAGCTGTACCGCCAAATAAACCTGCACCCCATCCAAATCCACCAAGTTGTTGTGAAGGCCCTACTGATTCATAACAAAGAATAGAAGTGCTGTTACCATCACTTGTATTTAAAGGTGTCCCTGATTCCTGAGCCTCCATTGTAATTGTAAAGGTTGTTGTAGTAGGCACAGACGTGACCATATACTTTATGTCTTCAAATGTTGCATTACTATAAGTAGATCCAGCAGGTACCCCTGTCACATTATCAAACATAACAATATCATCTTCAAATAAACCATGTGATCCAGTGCATGTTACCGTAATTGTTTTAGATGATGATGTACTTGTAAATTTTGCTCCTGTTAAGGTAACTCTAATAGGATGGATATCATAATAGATATCACCGGAATATACGTATAAAATTCTGTTGGTTCCTATTGCAGCATACTTAATACCCGAGTTATCATCCCAATGATGAATAGCTCTAGCCGCACCCGTTAGTCTAGATTCACCTAACTGTTGCCAACCGCCTATTTTTTCTGCTGATCCATATCTAAATCTAACGTTATTACCATCAAACCATTGCCCTTCGGCACCTAGTTCAGTAACTTGTTGATTAAATCCTGGAGCAAAGCCTAATTTTTGTAGCATATAAAAACCTGTTTATCAGGTATTATATCAGATTGTAGTTGATTTCAATAGATTTTAACCTAGCGTTTTGTTATATAAAACTGATAAAGATATATGTATTATTTAGCTGTTCACACTAGCCACCATGGGTCTCTAACTATATTTAATGATAATGAAATTATTGTACACACACAATTAGATCGTTTCAATAGATTCAAAGGATACGCTACAGTAGAAAAAAAGTTAATAAACAAATTAAAACAGTATAGTTTTAAAAAAATTTATCTAACAGGGTTAGATGACAACAGTGTTCCTCTATGGAAACATTGTTTAATAAGAAATGGTATCATTGATGCTGATAATCTTTACGTAGATATACTTTTAGATCATCACAAATACCACGCTTATTGTTCTGCTTTAACAAACCCAACCGATAACTGTATTGTAGTTGATGGTCGTGGTGCAATAAGAGGCGACAGTTATGAAGTTTTCTCAATATATGATAATTTAAAAAACATAGTTACTTATACTGACTTTAACAAATACGGTCTAGGTCAAGCTTATGAAGCTATGAGGAAAGAGTTTGGTTGGTGGTTTGGTCAAGAGGGTAATCTCATGGCTCTTTCAACCTATGGCAAATTTAACAAAGATATAGAAAAAGAAATTTGGGACAAAGAAAAATTTAATAACAAATTAAATATAAAAGACGATTTAAAACCTGAATTAAATTATAACTATTCGACCAAAGACAAAGATGTTGCAAAAACATTTCAAAAAATTTGTGAAAAATCTTTTTTAAGTATTATTAAAGAAGCTAATATAGAAAAAAAATTAACCATTACTGGTGGCTTTGCTCAAAACATAATAAACAATACTAAATTATTAGAACTATATGACGTACATGTGGACCCGTTTAATAACGATCAAGGCGTTACTTTAGGTGTAGCTAATTGGCTTTCACACAATAAATTAAAAAAACTAGACACAGTACACTTAGGTTTTAAACCTGAATATAATTTAAATTTCTCTAATAACTTTGAGGTTCAAGATATAGATATAAAAAAAGTTGCTAAACTTTTAATAGAAGAACCCATAGCTTTATTTCAAGGTAGGTCAGAACAAGGACAAAGAGGACTTGGAAATAGGAGTTTATTAATTAACCCATTTGCACAAAATTGTTTAGAAAAAATAAACACAATAAAAAAAAGAGAATGGTATAGACCTTTTGCAGCCACCATTACAAAAGAAAAATTAAACAGTTATTTCTTTGAGCACAACGGAGATGGCAGATACATGTTGTTTACATATAACGTTAGAGAACAGTACAAAGAAAAATTTAAAAACATATTATCTAATGAAAACAATTGTAGATTGCAGGTCTTAGATAAAAATCAAAACGTTAATTATTTTAATCTTATTAAAGAACTAAGCTATCACACAGACTTTGAAATTGTTTTAAACACTTCTTTAAATCTACCTGGAGAACCTTTAGTTGAAGACCTAAACGATTTAGAAGAAATGATGACTAGATCTAATTTAAAATATGCCTACCTGCCTGATATAAATAAATTAATTATTAAACATTAAATTTAATTTTACCGGGTAGACCTAAAGAAGCCCTGCCATCGTATTTATTTTTTTCAGAACCTTCTGTATTAGAATCATTATAATGTAGAAAAACTTGTGCGCAGTTATCACCTTTAAATTCATCTCTCCAATGTTCTAATAGATCACCCCTATAAACTAGCATATCACCGGGATCTAAATTAATTTCAATACCTGGTTGAATGTAGATAGGCCATGGATCGCCTCCAAGATTTAATGTTGTTGATACTTCACAACTAAACCTATCAATATGTTTATGTAATACATCCCCTTTTTTATATATTCTTGCATAAGAATATGTTTCAAACAAATTTTTATTTGTAATTTTTTCCATCAAAGGTTTTAACTCTACAAGTACAGTTTCCATAGCAATGTCTCCGTACACTGAATAAGTTCCTGGAACTTGTATATCTGTCCATATACCCCATTCAGATGAATTAGGAGGAATGTATTTATTCTTGTAAAAAATATCTGCAATTTTTCTTTTCATTAAAAAATATTTATAGATAAAATTTGCCACCGGTTGATCTAAAACTTTTTTTAATACTGTGTATCCTTTTTTTTCAAAGTCCATATTATTTAAATGGATATCCAAGGCTCCAAACTACCAATGAATATCTTACTCCTTTAGTTACTGGTTTAACTCTGTGCCAAATATGAGAAGGAAATACTATAATAGATCCTTTTGTATTTGCTTCAACGCAAGGTAATATAATATTTGGGTCCTCTTTATCTCTTGGTTGAAATTCTAATTCTCCTCCTTCGTATTCAGAGCTATCTGTTAATTGACAAGTCACAGATAGTTTTCTTATCTTACTATGATAATTAAGATCATTAGGTTTATCGTGAGGTTTTCCCCAAGAATCTTTATGCCAATCATAGTGTTGATTTGTTTTATACTTTGTAAATTGGCAGGCTTCTGAAAAATCCCAATCAAAATTCCAACCTGCATTTTTATTAGCATCATGAATATAAGGATGAATACTTCTGTAAATCCATTGATCACTTAACCAACCTATATTTGAGTCCCTAACTTTTTTTAAATCTGTTTCTTGTGGGGTTGTTAATTTATCTGAATCTATCTTTTCATACTTTCCTGTTACAGCTATTTTTTCTTTTTCTTCTTTACCTCTAGCAATAACATCATCACAAAATTTTTCACTTAGTGCTCCTTTAAAATACCAATAACTATACTCACTATTAATTGACATTGTGTATTTTTTTTTCTAGGTATTCTTTTAACGTTGGCACATCTTGTATAAAATCTTTGTAAGTTGTTTTTTTTATTTCAAGTTTAAAAATATCAGTGTCCCAATCTTTTTTCCATTTATCATAATCTGCATTACAGTTTTCATAAAATAAAGACGGTAGATCTGTAGGAGACCAATGCATTCCTGCTGCAATACAATGTAACCCACCTGCAGTTTCAAATTTATAGTTTTGATCTCTATCAAAAGATGCTGCTAAAAATCCATGTATAAGTTGTGGTTGTAGATTAATTAACTCTTTAGACCAATTTTTGTTATTTAAATATTTCCAATAAGGTGTTTCATCTCTGTGAGACAAAGCATAATGTAAAGCTACAAACTCTGCAAAAGTTCTAAACATTCTCTTACAACTAAAAGTAAAGTTATCTCTATCCCATTGAGAAACTTTACCTCTTTGTAGATTTCTTAATAATTTTATTAAAAATTCGTGTACTGAAAACAAACCATTACTTTCTAGAGGTTCTATAAATCCTGCTGATAAACCAATAGCAACTACATTCTTTTCCCAAAGTGTCTTATGTATTCCTATTCTCATTTTAATGTTTTTAAATTCTAAGTCATCTTGTTTTAAATGGTTTTTAAATTCTTGAAGTGCTTTATCATCATCTACAAATTTACTTGAATACACATAACCAGTCCCTATTCTAGACCACAGAGGTATATTCCAAACCCATCCGTTTTCAATAGCAGTACAGTTTGTATAAGGCACTAATTGTTTTTCTTTATCTGTATAGTTTATTTTTGTAGCCCAAGCAGAATCATTAATTAAAATATCATCATAGGATTCAAAAGGAACTTTAAGAGTCTTATCTAACAACAAAGATTTAAAACCAGTACAGTCTATAAATAAATCTGCTTTATGACCATTGATAGATTCTATACCATCTTCGTTTTGTTTGATGTCTACTATTTCTTCTTCTACATGTTTGACACCTTTTGGAATACAGAAATTATTTTTTAACCAAATCCCAAATTTTACAGCATCAAAATGATAAGCTGCATCTGTTTTAGGATCAAAACCTATTTTAGGAATAGGGTTGTTATCAAATTTATTTTCGTTTACTAAAGCCATGTTAGGGAAAAAACAATCAGCATAATCAGTGTATGGAGTTTCTGGTTTAAATAACTTTTTAAACCACCAATCATTTAAACCTGCTCTACAGTTTTCTAAATTAGGTCGTCCAAAAGGATAATGAAAAGCTTCTCCTTTTTTATAAAAATCTGTAAACTTTATACTTAGTTTAAAACTAGCGTCTGTTTCTTTCATGAATTGTTTTTCATCAATACCTAATAACTCTACCCAATTTTTTATACCCCCTAGTGTACTTTCACCTACACCAATAACAGGAGAGTTTGGAGATTCAATAAGTGTAATATTTTTATCGGGAAAATGTTTAATTAAAGTAGCAGCCGTCATCCATCCAGCTGATCCTCCACCAAGTACAATAATTTTTTCCATATTATATATCCATAAGTATGTTTAAAGAAAATCTTTGCGGGTCTTGTTTAGAAGAAATACCTCTATGCCATAAACAACTTGGAAACAGTATTGCTTGTGAAGACACACTTGGAACAAACTCTGTCTTATCTCCTACTTTTATTTCTGTACCGCCATCATTTGAATGTACATTATAAATAATACTCATTTTATTTTGTTCGACTCTATCTTGATGAAACTCAGTTATAGAATTAGAATTATACCAGTTCCAATAAAACCTTTCTATCTCTTTAAATTTTATATCTTTTAATTTATCAAATAAAATATCACAAATAATTTCTGCGTAAATATTTAAATTGCTTTGTCCAAAGTTTTTATTTTCTCTTTCGTAACTAGCTAATGTAAATCCAGTGTCGGGTTTACTAATATTATAAACGTGTTGCTGTGTAGGTTGTTTGTCAGTAGCTATTCCCCACATTCTTGTTTTAAAAAGAATGTCTATAATTTTTTGATTAGTGCGTAACGGAACACCTGTATCTATAATTTTTATCATCTTTATAACTTTATTTATAAAAGTTATATAGTATTTAAATTAAATTCCAAGTGTTGTTATCGGCATCCCATTCGACATTTTTAATAGAATCTCCAGCAGTAGTACCTATCCATTTTAAATTATCTTCATCCCATTTAGGAATTATTTCATAACTGGTACCATCTATGTCTTGATTGAAAGGTGGGAAAGTAACTGGTGCTTCCCAGTCTGTAATTGAATTATTTTTTACCCATGATGCAAAAGGACTTGCTGGCCAAAAGACATCATTTACAGAATCATAAACATAACCGGGTCCTGCATAATTTCCTCTAAACGCAGTTCCGCCATCTGTGTGTTGATTTTGTTTTGTATTATATGAAGTTCTTTTCCAATATGTTTCTGGATAGTTTCCACTAAATTTATGTTCTTTTAAATAATCGTCGTCAGGGATATTAGTTGCAACCCAGTTTTCTGCTTCAACAGAATTTTCTCCGAAAGAAGAAATATCATTGTCATTAATTACAATTGTTCTAATTACTTCGTTGTTATCTGTTTTTATTTCTGAAAAATGTGCCATTAGTTTACCCAGTTATTTCCTTTTACAGCCTCAAAAACTTGTGCAGTAGGCCATAC